AAAAGCACCACAGTCAGCTAACAATTTTTTTGTTTAAGCTGGAGGAGAAGATTCATACGGCAAGATGATGGAATGGATGCGAAAGACTTAGATGAGGATGAATTAAAAGCCTTTGATGAGGCCATCGATGGTAGCGACAGGTTAGCTGCAATGGCTATTAAGGGAATGTATGCCACATATCAAAAACTAGGAGGAAGCCAAAGCGAACCTAACCTATTACAGGGAGGGAAGCCTGTTGCTGAAGGAGGCTATTCATCAACATACGACATGCAGCAAGACATGAAAGACCCTAGATACAAAAATGGCGATCCTGCATTTCACGCTTATGTTGAAGGACGTCTACGCAAAACCAATTTGTAATATGAGTCAACAAGTAGAAAAGAAAGCAGGGTACAAAAGCACCGAGTTTTGGATGAGCCTTGCAGCAGTAGCTGTAGGAGCCATAGCTAGTACCGGAATGGTAGAGGACAATGAGTTTGCTGCTAAAATAGTAGGCTTAATTACTGCTACCCTAGTAGCTTTAGGATACACAGGCTCACGTCTGACCCTGAAGAAGCACGCACTAGATGCACAAGTACAGATAAATGCTGGAAATAATAACAGTAATTCTGAAGGAGATACTAAAGCTCCTGCTGAATGATGCGGCAAAACCTGTCACGGCTACCGTTGCCCCTGCTGTTCCTCGTAAGTTGCGGGATGCTTGGGTTAACGGGATGCTTGACAAGTGGAAAAAAAGTCGTCTTCATTCAACCGAATGACAATTTGGTACGCATAGGCCCAAATGTCAAAGGCCGTGTCTACGTTTGGGATGGTAAACAATGGGAGCTTAGTAGAAACAAAGTGACCATACCTGAAGGATGGATGGCAGGGCCACTGAATTTGCCCGAAGGGGAAGCTGAATAGCCCGATACGTCGGATAACTTGTAGGCAATCTAAAGGGATTGTTAGTTAAATAGTTATACAAAAGTAAAAGGTAAATCATAATGGCAAACTTATTCTCTGGAAGTAATCCAGCAGGTCGCGTAGGTCAAATCCTCGGCGCGAACGACGATACGGCTCTCTTTCTGAAGAAATTCGCAGGAGAGGTTCTCACGGTTTTTGATGAAAAGAACATCATGAAACCGTTGCATACCATTCGTACTATATCGAAAGGTAAATCGGCGCAGTTCCCAGTTATCGGAACCGCGAACGCAGGGTACTACACCCCCGGCGATGACATCCTAAACGACGACCTCGCTGAGGGCGCACGTGACGGAAAAGCTGCTGGTGGTGGTCTCAATCAGATGAAGCAGACTGAAGTGCTGATCAACATCGACAAGGTCTTGATGGCTAACACCTTCATTGCCTCTATCGACGAGTTGGTTTCTCACTTCGATGTTCGTTCTCCGTACACACACCAGTTAGGTGAAGCACTGGCGATTGCGTTTGATAAGAACGTACTCAAAACTGCTATCAAGACGGGTTCTAAACAGAGCACGAAGTCACCTAGTAACAGGTCAGGCAACCACTTAACAGGACTGATTCCTTCGGATGCTTACATCCCAAACCAGACCAAGCGTGGTTCGATTGTGTACTCTGCTAAACCAGCAGGTGTTACTGCTGCTGATCCTGCAAATAGTGATGACCTGTACTACAATAGTGTGGATCAGGCGCACGCAGAACCCGCAAGTGCTTCAGGCACAAAGACAGGCAATCTGAAAGCTACTCCTAATGCGGATTACATTCGGAATGCTCTGTTTGAGTCAGCACGCTTGTTGGACGAGAAGGATGTTCCACAGTCTGATCGTTACGCAATCATCACCCCCGCCATGTACTACACGTTGATTAACAGTGGTGACATTGTCACTGGTTCTGTTATTAACCGTGACATTGGGGGTCAAGGCTCGATTGCTACAGGCACTGTAAGTCAGATTGCTGGCATTACATTGCTCACTAGCAACCATCTGCCTTCGGATGCTCACACCACAACGGCGAACAAGTTCGGTGCAAGCCAAACTACGTTCAACGACTATCGCTTAGACTACCGTGACGTAGCAGGCATCGTCTTCCAGAAGGGTGGGTTCGGTACGCTCAAGTTGATGGACTTGGCAATGGAGTCTGAGTATCAGATTCAACGTCAAGGTACTTTGTTTGTAGCCAAATACAGCATGGGACACGGTGCGCTTCGTCCTGAGTCTGTAGTTGTCTGGTCAGACGGACAACGGGTTGGACAGTAATCTACACTGGGAACCCCTCTGGAATATGGGGGGTTCCCTTTTTAATCATCATGGCATACGGTTCATTTACATCTAAGTTAGAGGCAGTTAATCAAATGTTGTCCACTATAGGACAATCAAGGATTAGCCAATTAGCATCAGCAGGCGAGGCCAATGATGCACAAAAGATTTTAGAGGAGATTGATAAGGCAGTGCAGTCCGAGGGTTGGCACTTCAATCAAATTCCTGATGTAGAATTACCGCTAGGCACAGTCAGCTTCACGCACTCAAACAGTGGAGCAAACATCACAACCACAGTACCTCATTACCTAGTGAAAGATGAAAAGGTTCTAAACGGTACTGACAATTTAACTGCAACTACAATAACATCCACAACTGCAGCTACACTAAGTGGAACCCCTTCGCAAACTAAGACGTTCTATTCAGAACGTATTGGAGTTCCTACTGACGCTCTGGATATTGATCTTTCCATCTATAGTTACCAAGGCATAGACCCAGTAACTAGAGGTAAATTTCTTTTTGATAAGAAAAACAACACATACTTTTTTGGCTCTAAAGTTAAAGCTATAGTCACTTACTTACTCCCGTTTGAAACAACTAACGAAACAGGTGAGTCCGTGTTGCCTGAATATGCACGCCGCTACATCACCATGAAAGCAGCACGTGTGTTTGCACAACGACACGTAGGCGATCCGCAGTTAGTACAGATGGCTTCTCTAGAAGAACGTGAAGCCAGAATGAATTTAATCCACAAAGAATCCGAGAACGCAGACTACAGCATATTTAACAGTCCATTGTCTAACTACACTGTAACAAGAGATGCTACGTCTTCTATCTCTTACACTACAACTGGTTAGACATGCCGTTAATTAAGAATGCAGCAGCAACACTGAACCAAGGGGTTAGTCAGCAGACTGAATCCCAACGGTATCCTTCGCAAGCGTCAGAGCAAATCAATGCTTACTCTTCGCATGTAAAAGGTTTAGTCAAACGCCCTCCTATTAAGCACGTAAGTTCAATAGGAGTTAATGCAGCAACAGGCAATCAGAGTTTCATGCATCTCATGTACCGAGATGACTCTGAGCAGTATGCTGTTGTAATCAACAAGGGTACTGAAACTAGAGTCACAGGTGTCGATCTAACTACACAGTTACATTCACTAAAGTACACCAATGCGTCAGATGTTTTTGCAGTAGATGATGCGGTTCAGTTTACTCGCACTGGTTTAGAAGACAGGCTTGCCACAGGAATCAAAGAGGGTGTCACATATTATGTTCATTCTTTTGGCACTACATCAGGCAACAACCGTTGGTTTAAACTAAAAGAAACCACTGCTGCCTCAACAGCTTCAAACATATTAACACTGGGACATGTTGAGCTTACGACAACAAATTTAGGAAGTAGCACAGCAGGCGATGAATACAAAGCAGGTTTGCTGATTGAATCAGTACGTAATGCTGATGGATCGTGGATCGATGGTGTACTTACAGTACGGTTTAGTTCACCAACATCAGGAACAGGACATTCTTTTTCCAACGAAGACATCATAAGGATTAAGAACCTCGGTGGCACTGCTGCTTACATCTTAGATTCACAGGAGCAAGTTGAATTAAGTCAGCCTACCAAGACAATGGGAGGTACAAACCTTAGAGCTAATGAAACTTCTTTTAAGTTCTGGTTGAAAACTCCTAGCCTACTAGGAGATTCAGTAGGAAATAATTTTGGGTACAGAGTTGATGGGGATCAATTGTTTCAGATTCCAAAGTACAACGAACGCTTTCAACAAGGAGAATCTATCCGTGACTATATAGATTTTTATTCTACCAGTTCTACGTTTAGTGTAGATGGCAATGAGCTAACAAGAGAATCAGGCACGTTTGACATCACTACCCTTCCTCTAGGAAGTCTGATACGAGTAGGTAGCAATCCTAAAAACCCAAGGTCTATAGTCACTGCTGTTGATGTTTCAGGAACTAAACCTGTAATAACATTAGCTGAAGGAATAGATGCACTGTTCAATCTAGGTGCTGACAGTTCAAGTGGTACTCATACTTTGTTCTACTGGGCTAACCCTAAGAACACTTCTAAGTTCCGAAGCATAAGTCAGAGTGACTACAGAGCCTCTAATGATTTGGCTTATGTTGGTGACGATGGCGGCACATGCAGTGCTACCAGCAGTGATAAAGGCACAGGCCCTTACGTTACTGATTTAAATACAGGAGCAACATATCCAGTAGTTCCTGACAACACTTACGGAAATCCTTACAATTATTTATTAGAGGTAAACAACCCTGCTAAAGATTTAAAAGCTAAGACAATAGGAGACACTACTTTTATTGTTAACAAATCCAGACAAGTTGTAGAGAACCACTACCCTGAACACGAACCAACATACGAAGCATTCATTCGTGTCAAGACTGCTGACTATGGTAAGTACTACAGGATAAAAATAGGAACAGAGGCTATAGAAAGAGTAGCCACGGAAGCCACAGGTGAAACTGCAAAGGTAGCATCAGTTCTTCTGTACGGAAACAGCACTACAGGAGATAACGTGGTCTCTCGCCCTATCTGTAAAATCCGTGCAAAA